TAATGTATTATTGATCCAAGTGGTACCATTCCACTTTAATATTTCACCTGATGCAATTGTTGTAATAGTTACATCGCTTAATGTACTTAATGGCTCTGCCGTAATGTCTAATAGATAGGATTGTAAATCAGTTATATCGCTTTTCAGTATGAGTATGGCCGGCCGGCGATATACCTGCCTCTGCTAATGTATTATTGACCCAAGTTGTTCCNTTCCACNTTAATAACTCACCATTACTATTTGCTGTGATGGTCACATTTAGAGCCTGAGTCTAATGTATGAGCGTGACTTGATAAAGCATAAGATTGTAAATCACTGATTTGTGATTCTGTTATGCTAATACTTGCTTGAGTATAATGTGTTGTGGCATCNGCNATATGGGTGTCTATCTGTGCATGAGTGTTTGTTCCAATATTACTTAATGCCGTGTGGTCTGTTGTATCTGTAATTCCTGCTTCAGCTAAGGTGTTATTGATCCAAGTGGTACCATTCCACTTTAATATTTCTCCAGTGCCGACGGTTGTAATAGTTACATCACTTAAATCACTTAATGGTTCTGCTGTAATACCTGTAATATATGCCTGTAAATCAGTTATGTCTGCTTCAACTAAAGTGACAACTCCAGTTTTCCCTGCTACAGATAAGACCGTGTCAGTCGGTGTCAATAATAATTCCCAATGGGTTGGGTTAGTTGGATCAGTACCTTTAAGGATATAGTTTTGATTCACATCTGTTCTTACAGCGACATCACCGGTTTGTGCTGTTAAAGCCAACATTGCTGTTTGGTTCGCTACTACTGAAGTTTCAGTTATTGCCAAAGGAGGCAATTGTGTTGGGTCTAATAAACCACCAGCGTCTAATCCAGCGTATCCGTTAATGGCATTCTTTTCACTAGTTGCTTGGTAAGTTCCAAAGTCACTGATTTCTGATTCAGTATGTGTATGGCCTGGCGCACTGATGCCAGCTTCTGCTAATGTATTATTGATCCAGGCTGAACCATTCCATTTGAGTATTTCACCTGAACTATTTGCTGTAATGGTTACATCACTTAAATCACTTAATGGTTCTGCTGTAATATTTAATAGGTAATTTTGTAAATCAGTTATTTCACTTTCAGTATGTGTATGACCCGGAGCAGATATTCCTGCTTCCGCTAAGGTGTTGTTAATCCAAGCAGTGCCATTCCACTTAAGGATTTCACCATTACTATTTGCTGTAATCGTTACATTACTTAAACCATCAACTGTATGATTATGACTTGACAATGAGTAACTTTGTAAATCACTGATTTGTGATTCTGTTATAGATATTGCTGCCTGTGCAAAGTGAGTTGTACCATCAGCTATATGCGTGTCTATTTGGGCGTGAGTATTTGTTCCAATGTTACTTAATAATGTATGGTCTGTTGTGTCTTGATCCGGAGGAGGTGTTTCTGCTTGCCATCCATTAATTGTATCGAATGTTAATACTTGTCCATCAGTAGGAGTCATTGAACTGAATACATTACTCAGGTCTTCGATTGAAACAGACTCTTTTGTAAAGTGTAATGTACTATCCGCAATATGTGTATCTATTTGAGCGTGAGTATTTGTTCCGATACTTGTTAATAATGTATGATCACTTGGAGCATCAGCACCGTCAGTACCATTTGTTCCTGGAGCACCTGTAGCGCCTGTGGCACCTGTAGCGCCTGTGGCACCAGTCGCACCAGTCGCGCCGGTTGCGCCAGTGGGACCTTGTGGTCCTGGAGCAGATACAGTATCGAATGTTGATGACGCTGTTAGACCACCTGTATTAGTTACTGTAATCGGAGTGCTATCTTCCGTAACGGTTACGCCTAATGTAGTTTCAGCTAAGGTTATAGTTGTCATATGATAACCTCCTTATACTACTGCTACATAACCAACTTCAAGTGTTGGGTCGCTGACGGCCATTGATGATTCGTATGCTATAAATTGTGGGTATCTCATCACAGTTATATTACTGGATGTATCTGTCATATGTAAATTGTAAACTGAAACAACTGGTTTAGTGCGCGAGCCTGAAAGTAAACCACCGGTATACATATCTGCTGGAATAAAGATGTTCATAGTTCCGGCTGTTCCATTAACTATAACAGGAACATCACCGCCACCTACTGTTACTTCTGGGAAGTAACCAATAACAGTTGAGCTTGTAAAGTTTGGTGTTCCGCTTCTGTCAAATGCGACTGCGTCTAAAACTAAATTTCTATATGTTGCTGTAAATGTCCAGCCTGTAATATCAGCCGCCACAGTCATTGCTATTTGTCTGCGAGCTGATGGGAAATGTGTTTGGATTGGAACAGTCGTTGGGCCGACTATGAAATCATTGAATAATAATGTTGCCATATATGGGGGTATCTCCTAAGGGTAATGTTGGGTCACNGAGGCAACCCAACTATTGTATTTAGCAGATATGGAGATTAGTGTTGATTAAGGGCAAGCACTAGCGTTGCTATAATTCGCTCCATTGGCGTCAGTTATATCAGTTACTTCACCTGCTGTTGGTGCTGTTAAAGCTGATGTTCCTGTAAACATACCTACCTTAGTTGCTCCTGAGGCTGTTGTATCGATACCTGTTAAACAAACCAATGATGAACAGCCATTAAACATGTTATCAAAATCGGTGCCGGCGGCCGAGTCTAAATCTGTCATTGATGTTAATGATGAGCACCCGCTCCATGCCTCATTAAACGATGTTACATATTGAAAATTATGTGTTGTGTTTGGTACTGTGGTAATATTAGTACATCCTTTAAAGGCCCTAGTAACATCTGTTAATGACCCCGTACTCAGAAATGTAATAGCTGTTGCGGCAGTACATCCATTAAATGCGTCGACCATAGTCTCCATTAGACTGTTGGCGCCCAAAACATAAGATGTTAATTGTGTAGCTCTAAACGCCCTGTCCATGTTTGTAACAGCGGAGAAGTCGATGTCGAATGATGATAGATTTGTCATCCCGTCGAATAGTCCTTCTATTGTTGTTACATTACTAGAACCGGAAGCAGAAAATGTAAAGCCAACCGCATTGAAAACAAACATGTTTGACATGTCTGTAATACTGGTCATAGTTGTAAATGTTACTGCGTCAATAGTTGCGTCAACCGACGCCGCTGTATTATACCATCCTTTAACATCGAATCCGGGGCCGTTTCTTACTGTAACATCTGTACTTGCTGTTACTTCAATTTCTAATCCATGGCAAGGAACCCATACACTATCACCGATATCCATTATTAATGATCTAGATTCTAGAGTAGCACCATTCCCTAACCTCGCATTTAACTCTAGATATTCACCGGTGGTCACTGACTGGTGGCCGATAGTAACTTCGAATCCTAATGCTTCATCAAAATCCATATATGTTTTGTCTGTCAATGGCCTATTAATTGCTTGCTCTGCTGTACTTGATACTATACCTCTATCAAATAAAATATAATGTGCAGTCAAAATGTCAGATACATGTGGAGTAAAAGATATAGATGATCCGGATACTGAAACACTTGCGTCAGTAACATCAATTGTTTCTACTAGTGAATCATCACTAGTAAGGTGTACATATATGTTACCGGTTCCTTTATTGATATTATCGCTGAATGTGAATGTTATTTCATCGCCAGGCACTAGTGTAGATCCGGTAACAGGTGACACACTATCTAATGTCAGTGGTTTACCTGATGTAAAGGCCCAATTGGCAAAGATATCAGTAGAGCTGGAAACACCTACATAATTTGCGCTGGGATCATCTTCTGTGTGCATGAAGTCATCATCAACCAATATATAATATTCTTCATTATTGATAAATGTTAGTGCTGTTGTGTCAAATTTAATTTCTGTGGCCATATATTATTCTCTTATGTTACTGTAAATGTTACTTCTGGATCTGTCGCTGCATATGATTGTACGAGAACATCACCGGTTTTCTTATATATGTGTATACTACCATTACCAGGCCTCATTTCAGGTGTGGCATTTAGTTGAAGCAATACACCATGTGGATCAGCTGTGGGATCCATGGTGTTTGGTGTGTATGTTACATCATTATACCCCAAACGCGGTATTGTAGTCCAATTAATATCTGTCTTAAGACTTTTAGCATTAACATCGAATCCGCATAAATTAGTAACGACCCCAGCATCTAATATTAAATAATAGCCGATTCCCGGCTCCATATATTTTGTAGGATTGATTCTGATCGTATCTGTTTCTATTTGACCAAATAAATCAGGGGCCACGAAATCGGGATCAAAGCGTTTAGACAAATCAAACGCTTGTACTATCGAATCGTCGGCCGTTTTGTGTAATGTAATTTCAGTTCCTGGTGTAGTCGACAAGATAACATCTTGGTCAAATTGTATTGTAATATCAATTCTGGAATTTACATCAACAGCATCATCCAATGGGTTAAATATGGTTTCAGTACCAGTTCCTGTAGTCAGCAACACCGACGGGGCGGCGGATGTTGTCATAGTCCATGTTAGTTTGTTTGTAATGGCGGTCGATGATGGATTTTGTGCTCCAGTATTGCAATCTACCGGCACCGCGACACTAGCATCAACTAATACATAATAATCCGTACTGCCTTCTAAGTATTGCTGGACGCCGTTCACTTGTATTGAAAACCCACACCCATCGACTATTTCCATATCAGCTGATGTAAATGAATGAACTAGTGAATCATCACTGTTTTTGTATAAATTTACACTAGCTGATCCTACATCAACATAATTTTCAAATGTCATTGTTAGTATATCTGTACAACTGATATTACCCATTGGTGCGAATGATAATATATCATTCGAGAATGATAGGGCCGCACCACCTGGATCCTGAATTGCCGGCATACTTGAAATTGATGTGGTAAACCTCCATGCTGCTGAAGTTGTTAGGGCTGGAGAAAATTCATCACAATATGTAACCACGCCTTCATCCATTAATATAAAATAATCTGTACCCAATTCCCTAGTAGCGAATGGCAGTTCAACTACGGCGCCGCTAATGATTAATTGTGATGCGGTTAATGTTTCTTCGAGTGTACTATCGAATCGATATAGATATACATTCCCGGTTCCGGTTTGCAAATCCACATAAAAGTTATAGACATCAGATGTATATTCAATATAATATGAACCTAACTCTGATACTGNGCTTACTACATATACATCAGGNTTTGGAAAAGCCGTAGTCGCCGGCAAAGTGCCACTTATTATAAGTGGTTCAGCATAAGTACCTCCACCAGGACAATTAATTGTCGGTGGTACTGGATTAGTTACGCCGGCCGCAGGGGTCGTCACTGTATTTGACTCAACCCAGTTTCCAAAACCAATAGCATTGAACGCTCTTATTCTATATTGGTAATCTGTTAGCGCGGTTGTAGTTGAATCAGTATACGATGAATGATTCGTGCCGGCCGTTGCTAACGCGACATATGATCCAGACAATCCTTCTTTGCGCTCGATTGTAAATCCAGTTTCAGAATTGGAAGAGTCTGTCCATGTTACTCTAACTTGAGTATCTGATAAAGCAACTGCGACAATATCACTTGGATCAGCTGGAACTGTGGTTGCTGGCGCTCCGGAATCTAGTGCATTTTGCATATCTGATATAAAGTTTGGATCGTTGACCAATTCTGTTGTTAAATCACTAGTTCCTGGAGTATCAAACCAACTGGCCAATACACTGTCTAATAAACTGTTAACGCCGCCTAGCACCAATGATGCTGCTAAGTATTGTGCCCAATCAAATTCATCAACTATATCTTCTGCTTGTGTAACTGGTACATAAGCTATAGTTCCGCTTGGTGCGCTGAAAGGCCCTGCTGTTACATTGTTTGTTCCGCGAACCTTGGTAAAGAAATCGCCCTGTGATAATTGTCCATACCTAAATGTTACTGCGTCATTCTCTGTATATAATGCGCCATTGGTATTACTCTCTTGGCCGACTTTAACATAAGTTCTATCAGCATCTACACCAACTAAGGTATCAAATGTAATCCAAAACTCCATTGTATCGACTATACCACTTGGTACTACTGAGTTGATAATAATATGTGGATTAGGTGATGTACCATTGTCAGTCACTGTTGGTGTATTAGGTGTTCCAATACTACCAATGCCTAATAGCCCATCATCTGTTACTATAGTATATTCTGCGATTGTTCCTGTATATACACTTGCGTCATATTCAATACAGTTGAATTCCATTTCAATACCGTCACCATTGTCTACTTCGCTGACGCTGATTATTCTAAATAACTTATTTGTATAACCAAACACCGGAGCTGTAATATCTATAACTGTACCAGCATCAACACCCATATAACTAAAGTCTGTTTTGAATGTTATTGCTTTATCTACTCTTGCTTGTTTTAATGCCACTAATCCAACCTTAAGTGCCACTGCTTGTTTGTTACAATATGGTAGATTGATTTGAATATTTGACTCTGGTTCATATGCGAACAGGTCGCCGCCTGACATTGTTATTTTGACAAAGTCTGTTTTGTCTAATATGTCTGTGTTTTGATACCTAACATCCGCAACATTATCCAACTGTGTTAAACTTGTGCCGGTTACTGTTAAGTCACCTATGATGTTGCTGTCGTCAAATGATATGCTAGATGCTTCTGCTTGGTTTATTTTAGTTCCCCATAAACCAGTATGCGCGTCATATATCAACCAGGCATTTACTGAACGACAAATGTCTTCCATATTTGTTAATACTTTCTTTTTAGTATCAATCAAACCATTGATATCAATGGTTCCGGTTTGTGCTGATGGTACTGTATCAGTATAACTGAATCCAGTTGTACCATATGCGTTTAATGCTGTTAGGTTAGTTGTGTCAATTTCCGCTGTTGGTATGCCAGCACCGTATACTGTACTTGCCATATAATCATATAATACATCACCAGGTAATGAAAGACTATTTTCTAAATGGAATGTTACATTAGGAAGTTCTGATACATTTTGTGCTTGGTTGTATGTTAATTCTACTATAGCATAAACTAAGTTATCCATTAAGTGAGTGCCAGCTCCCCAACTTGGCATAATAGTATTGTCCGCTGGTGTTGTTCCTACTTGGCCTGATGGTTGTAATGGTGTTGGAGCATACATATAAACTTTAATAAGTCCTTTCATAGACTCATCATCATTACCATTAATGTCTGTTACTTTATCAACTGTAACACCGTCTGCTTGCCAAGTAATGCGAGCGTCATCTAAATAACAGTCATGAAATGTATATGAATTGCCACCGCCGCTAAGTGGACCACCGGTGTCTTCACATAATGTCAAAACATAATATGCTGTTTTTAAGTCTGATGATCTCTCAAAGTCACTTATATAACCACCAAAGTAGGCGTCGCCATATAAGACTGGTATTGCGTTATCTACATTAGCATCTATTTGTAAGCGTACACCTGGATCTTGTTCTTCTGATTGGTCGACTGTGTTGTCAGCCATCAAACTAGATACATAACCTAATACCACTGTGTTGAATATATTTGCTCCAAAACTAGCCATTATTTGTTTGCTCCGCCAAATCCAAACTTCCTATCCTTTAATACTCTCACGCGATCAAATGCTTGATCACCTGGAAAGTCTTCTGGGTTTGTTCTTCTACCATTTTGCTTCTTGTTTAATACCTCTACGATATTATTTACTGTTAGTGAAATGACAGTTGATGCTGTTTTACTACTCATATCAATTGAGTCTGTTATACTATAATTTGTGACAATGCCATTAAACACGACAAAGGCACCAGTGTCAACACCTTGTTTGTTATCGTATATACGCGATAGCTTAACAGTAGATCCTTTGATATCATTTGCTAATACATCAGTAATTGTAGTGCCTGGCAATCCACTGATTGTTATAGTCAATTGTGATGGACTTGCTCTTAATTCACTNGTGGCTGCTGANACNGANAATAGTTGTCCAATGCTTGTATATACATCACCATCAATAGTAGTTGACTCATTATAGTCACTCAATAATATTGTCCCCATCACCGGAACAACCCANTTGACAAATAATGCCGAACTGATCGACGGCATTGTTGATAAGTTTTTAATACCATGTGATGTAGTATATGTTGCCATTATACGATGCTCTCTGCGAATTCAAATGATCCGTTCCATTGCACAATATCAATATCAGTGATAATCCATTGTGGAATAAATGTTGCTATCAGGTTGTATGAGTCATTGGTTGTTATGCTTGTGCTATTCATCCAGCTCATATATGCTTGATTAAATGTAACTGCTTCTACTGTGAATCTATCAGCGGCGTCTATTGCCGCAATGTTTGTTTGTACGACTGACCATTGCATACCAGCTGGCATAACTACTGTAAACTTCTTAATAGCTGATCCTCGACTAACTGCTCTAATTGTTTCGTTTCTTGTTTCTGTTTGTGATACTACTTCTCGTTCGTTTAATGAAACACTCGCAGCATTATCAAATACCCATTGCCAAGCCATTCTTATTATCTCCCTGATGGCAAGGATCTTCTACCTTGCTCTGTAACGGCATACATAAATGCCGGATCTCTTGCTACTAGTTGTTTGAAACTATTTGCATCTACTGCATTTATATTATATGTCACTTGCTTGCCGTTGTCCAATGGTGTTACTTGCGCTGGTCCACCAATTAATTCCGGGCCACGCTCACCTACAATACCAAACTGGCCTGCTGGAATTAAACCACCTGATGCGAAGAAGCCTGCGAATATATCACCTATAGATGATCCTGCACCACCATTAGACCCACGCAAGCCACCCATTATCTTACCAGTGAGTTCTGCAATTTGTGCATTTAATAAACTATCAATGATTGATTTACCTAACTCTTGGAAACCAAATTTACCGGTTGTGACAAAGGATTTAATACTGTCTTCCATCGATGCAGTTGTATCTGCGAATATGTCTTTAGCATGTTGTGCACCATTTGAAGTTGCGTCAACATAATCATCCATTGCCACTCTCCAACCATCTTTAAAGTCACGCGATGATCTTAAGGATTGATCATTTAAATTATCCATAGCCATCTGAAACTCTTCAGCTGATAGTTTGTTACCTATTAATGCGTCTTTATGCTTTAACAGCATCTGCCTTGTTTCGTCAATCCGCTGTAAGTTTGTTTTGTTAGCATCAGCCAATGACAATGTTTCTTTTGTTAAATCTTTAAGTAAAGCCTTATGAGCATCACTTGCTTCATTTGACGCTTTAGTTGCTGCTGCTGTTTTTGCTAATGCTTCTTGACTTACTTTTAATGCTGCATTGTGTTCTTCTAATCGCTTCTTAAGATCATTCTTTGCTCTTTCTTTTTCTGCTTTGTCAAGTGTCTTAGAGTTTTCAATGTCTTGCAACCATAAATCGATGGAGTCTTTATGTAACTTTAAGTTACTGTCGAATTCACCATTAACACGGGCCATTCTGTCAGCCCAGGATTCAGTTGTGTCATTTATTTCAAATAAATCTACTTTTAATGAATCCATAAACGGTACATTGTCTGCTACCTTGTTAAATCCATTAATGAATACATTTAGGAACTCTAACCATGCAGTAGATATTCCATTAATAGCAGTGTCCCAGCCAAATGACATTGCTTCAGTGAATATATTCCAAAACTTTTGTAAACTTAAGAATCCACTGACTAAACCATCAATAAAGGCCACGCCTAACACTCTCGTATCTGTAAATAATGCTTTGAACACCATTTTTAAGTCATCTATAGCTGAGCCGGCACCTGAAGTAAATTGTGCTGTCTTCTGACCAGTTAGGCCTAACCAATCTTGCCAGGTTTGCATTGCTTGTGGCAAGTCTTGACTAAAGAAGTTGGTAATACTTTCTAAATTGTCTCTTAACCATTGAACAGCCACTGTCATACCATTCAATGCTTCTTTCAATAAGTCCATACCACCGGTATTATTGATTAACTCATCTGCTAACTTGGATAAGGTGTCTTTGAAGTTGCTAAATCTGCCGGCGAGTGTATCCATTTGCTTAGTTGCTGCGCCAGCGAACTGATTCTCACCAATTCCTTGCAAGAACTTTTGTATGGATGCTGAGTCTTTACCTATCTTTTGTGTTGTGCCTTGAAATGTTACTGCCAGCCCATCTGTTTCTTGTCTAACTTTAATACCAAACTCTTTAAGTCTTTCAAACTCACCGGTTGTTGCGTCTGCTACTGCTTCAACGAACTGGTCCATTGATTTACCAGTTGCTGCTGCTGTATTAGCGAATGATATCATCGCTTCTTTAGTTGGTGCAATACCCAATGCTGTTAGTTTAGTATATGCTTGAGTAGTTTCTTCTAGTGATCCAGGCAGTTGGCTAGCTATGCTTTGAATAAACTCAAATGCGATGGCTGCTTCTTTTGTTCCGCCAGTTACTGATACTAGGGTCGTTCTTAATGTTTCAAAGTTTGATGCTATCTTAACTGATGCTACTGCTGTCGCTGCGATTGCCGCGGCAAATGCCAGGACGCCTGCTTTTGCTTTAGAGAAACCAACTGACATTCCTTGCGAACTTTTGTCAGTCTTCTTCATTGACTCTTTAGTTTTGTTTAACTCTCGTTTGAGTTTCTCAACACTGTTAACCGCGTCTTTGGTGTTGACATCTATGTCATATTTAATATCAGCCATATATTATTTCCTTATCTTCTTTTTCATAAGTTCATTTAAGAACTTAGTAGTGGGCTTGCTCATTCCGTTGGGTGCTTGTTTACTGGAACCACTATCTAATATGGTTGCATATTTGTAGCCAGCGATAATCTTTTTACCTTGTAGTCTAGTTTTGCGTCTGGCATTACCGGTGCGGACAGGAGTTACTCTACGGAATTCCTTAAAGGCAGCATCAGCTAATCCAGTTGTAAGATTCTTATGTATCTTCTCTAAACTAAATGTCATTGTGTCTGCTTTTATTGGCATTCTATTTTCCTCGGGCCTTGTTTAACATAGCTGTCATTTGGTCTTGCGACATACCATGGTTATCTGTATTGTATTTAACCTTCTTACTTTTTGTGTCATCTCCACCTTGGTTAAACTGCAACCACTGTGAACTGACATGTAATACTGTTAAATCTAATGTAGTTCCGCGGGCCAATGCTTCACTTGGTAGACATCCATATCTATGTGCTAAGTTATCTAATGATATTAGTTGCATAACACCAACATCATCAAAGTCGATCGGCCCGCTTAAAGGTTTCCCAATTCTGATGCTACCTTGTTCATTGCTGCCATGGCTACATCGTTAGGTAATACTTTTGTTCCTCCAATGATTGGATTACCTTTCTTATCCAACATCATTGTCTTTGCAAACTCTATCATCTGACCATAGTCAATCTCATCAGCAGATAATACTTCTGCTAATTGCATAAATTGGTCTAGGGGGATTCTGTCGTTCACATAAAATTCTATTGCTTCGCCATACTTCTCGACTAAGCCTTCATCATCTATTGTGATTGTTTTTAATTGTGGTTCTGCTGCTAGTGCTGATAATTGCATATTATTCTCCTATGCTCTGTTTTCAAGTTCAACTATCACTGAGGTCATAAACTCTAATCTCGTGTTAGCTTTTTTAAGGTCTCGTTCCGCGCATCTTATTTCATTGCGGCTTTTGGCAACCTGTTCTTTCAATACTGCAATCAGACCTTTATCGGTCTGCTGCTCAAGGACTTTCATAATCTTCCTCTCTATAGTCAAGCTGGGTGTCGCCACCCAGCTATCAATTACTTCTTATGCTACAGTGTAATCGCCAGTTACAGTTATAGTGAACGGGGATACCCATACTGGAGCATCAGCTGATGCTGTCCAGGATAAACCTGTAATATAACCTTCTCCGGAAATAGTCTTACCTGCTGTTCCGTCGTCCTCTGTACCTAAGAATAGGTCGAAGTCAACTTTGAGCTTTGTCTTAGACAATCCAAACAAGCCAATGTCCTGAACGCCATCAGTTGTACCGTCACCGAAGAATTCAGTTTGTGATACCACAATGTTACCACTCAATGAGTTAGTAGCAGTTGTTGGAACTTGGAATTTGCTCGCAGCGTCTAAAGTAGTCCATGCAAATACATCGTTGGCATTGTTAACTGTCATATCCTGAAGAGCCGGTACGACCATATCAGTGCCAGAACCTATTGGGGTTCCGCCTGTATATGCTGTAAGGTCTGCAGAACGGATGGTTAATGTCATCTCAGTATTAGCTACACCTGGTGCTGGAAATATGTAAGCCATATTGTTTTTCCTCTTATTAGTTTTTTATCAACCGTCTTAGGCTGATAGCGAATGTTGTTACTAGGGCATCGTCGACATAAGCAGTAGATGTAGTAGTTACTCTTTGGGTCTGACCCACTTGAGTACTGTCTAATCTTGCCGCTTTAATCATTGTTACCAAAGCATCGTAATTCGTAGGTAGTGTTTTTGCATCTGTAGTTACATAAACATTGATAGTTGTTACCTCATCGATAACTCCCACGCCGTCTAATGTATCCAATAAAGGCTCCTGAACTACTTGTGGACGATCAGTATATATAGTTTTTAAGTTCTTCTCATATAATGGTTGATTGGTTGATGTCCAGGGTAACTCTGAAGTTACTGTGAACCCAGTCAATACATTAGCTGTTAAGTACGCTATAATATCGTCTCTCATTATCTTACCCTTACCAGTCTATCTTTGTTGATTAAGGATCTGCTTGGTTGTTTCTCAGATGATTCGACAGAGTCATCACCATCAAAGTCATACCAGTCACCAGCTGTGATTAGTTCATCAAATAAGCCATTAAACTTAGTTTCATAATATCCAATCTTACTAAATGTTGCGTCTTCTTCATCACCAAAGTTTGCTACCTTAGGTAAAACATACTCATACATCGCACCGTAAACACATAGGTCAGTGAAGTCGTTTTGTCTATCAAGAATCTTAATAGCGTCCACCGACGGGATGTCTGCTGTAGTTGTAATAGATGTAGAGCCGTTCTGGTTGAGGTAATAATCCATCCACCAACCAGTGGCTCTAATCTTTGTAAGTATGCGTTCAGTTGATCTGATTAACAGATCTTCCACTATAGTCTCAGTTAGGCCTTCATTAGCGTTGAAAAGTCTAGCGTCACGGTTTGTGATATCATCATGTTCCGCAAAGCTAAGAACTTCTGTTCCGCTGTTTACTATAATAAAAGCCATCCCGTTAGCCTCTTCTTATACTATTGAACTATCAAATGACATTCCGATACCATAAGTATCTTCTAATTCACCTACACCATATGTAGCAGTTGCAACTAGTTCGTCCGCGCGTAAAGAAGCATCGCGTTGAACTTCAATATTGATATCAGACAATACTGCTAAACCTAATGCGTCGCGAGAAAATACGCCGCCAATGCTGTCACCAGCTGTGCTAACGATATTTGCAGATTCGAATACTGGAATACCAGCTAAACGACCGACAAAGCCATTAACCATTGCTTGGTTGGCAGCGTCACCAGCATTCGCATCTGCGAAGCCACCAGCGATATCAAACTTAAGGTCATATGCTACTTCAGGATGAAGTACACATACCAAGTCACTGCTAGATACACTTGCTGCGCGAAGTTTAGATACAGCTTCAAATACATGAGCTGCTGTCAATTGAGTTAAATTTGAACCAACTACTGTAGAAAAACCACCAAATAGCGCACATAAGTCTGCGTCCATTTTGCGGGCGATTGCTTCACCACATAACTTACCAACATCAGCGATAACGGCTGAAGCAGAAGTTCTGCGAGCTAAGTCTGTTACTGTAGCCATAATACCAACTTCTGCTACTGTAAGAACAGCTGAGCTAGTTGTGATTTCGGTGTTCAACATGTCAGCACCTTGTGTAAGGCCTACCGCTGTTTGACGAGCGTATTTTGGAACTGTTACTGTAGTTCCTGATCCTAACGCAACAGTATAGTTCTTAACTAAGTTGCGCATTAATGATTGTTCCTCAGCGATAAACATTGCTTCTGCAACGATGCTTGGCAATAAATCGTTTAGCGAGGTAATTGTGCTTTCGTTTGCCATGATAAAAGTCTCCTTTAATTGTTAGGCTAATCCGTGTTCTTTTCTGTATTTCGCATACTTTTCACGGTGTTTAGGATTTTTCATATCCAGTTTAGTTATATCTAGTTCTTCGACAGTTGTAGAGTCATGACTACTATTTGTATTAGTAGTAGATCTAGTAGGTTGAACAAAATNAGGATTAGCCTCAAGAAATTCTACTACCAATGCGTCTACTGTGTATAAGTCTCCACTGTCGTTATAGCGAACAGCATTATTGCTATCAACTACTTGAACTTCGCCTGAGTCATTAATTTTAACTTTATCTACTAAGAGTGAGCGCACTTGCTCCGGACTGATTGAACGATGCTGTGCGGCCGCGTCTAATAGAGGACTGTTAATAGTATAGCCTCTGACGGTGTTTTCTAAAGATGCTATTTTAGCATCCTTCTTTTCAACCACTTCCTTTAAGGTTTTCTCGAAATTGCCTTTTGCAATTTCTTCTTCCTGTCTTCTATTTTGTGCTTCTTCTACTAGCGTTCTAATATCTTCTACACTTCCTAAGTCTTCATACTGTTTGCTGATTTTCTTGGTTACACTAGTTCTAGTGCGGGCCATCATATCATCAACTTCCTTCTGAGTATAAGTGGTTTCTTCGGCCTGATCGTTGTTTGAATCGGTGTTATCAGTATCACCTGCTGTGCCAATGTTTTGGTCGGTCATTGTATACCTCGCCTCCCTAAGGAGTATGTTGTTATTTATCGTATTACTGATTATTCAGTATCTGTTCCGCATCCTCACCAAGTAGCTCTACGATTTTAGTATCAACTACTGATAGGACTGCTGGATCCGTACTCGCTTCTTTTGCTGTTTTTAGCTGAGCGAATTCATTTTGAGTATCTTGGATATTGAAACTGCCTGGATACTCTATTGTGCCGTCAAATGCTTTGTCTAGATATAAAGCAAATAGACGCCAAATCTGTTCTTCTGCTAACTCTAAGTTGTCAGCCTTCTCTGATAGGCGCGCATTTAATAACTGGAATTCAGTTTGCATTGCTACACCTGATAATGTTCTAACTTCTGTTGCTCTTACTGCGCCGGTGTTAGCCATCTTATCTATGGCTTCGACTGTTTTGTCTACGGCTGCTAAGACTGATGTAACACTTGCTCCATTAAAGTCTAACATATATGGTTTTAATGCTGCATCCATATCTTCTGACATATGTATAATACTGCCAGCGCCAGTGCCTGCTTTAGTATCTTCAGTCTTAACTAATGATGGATGAGACTCTAATCTAATACCTTGTTCTATTTCTGAGTTTAAGTTATAGATAAACTTCTGTGCATCAGCAATATCAGTTATATCTGATACACCTATACCTCTGGTTGCACTTCTTTGGTTATAAGCTATAACTGCTGGTATCTTCATTAAGCCATTGTCTTCAAAGACATCAGAAACTATTTCATCTTTGTCAGTACTGATAGTTACTGAGCGAATAAACTCTGTTGTCCACTCTTTAATAGCTACTATATCACCATATGAGTCTTCAATATATTTTAAGTAGACTAAAACATAAAGTCCGTTTGGCTGGCGCTGCCATTGCCAATCTAAAACACTTAATGGTGTAAGGAGGTTAATGTATGGTCTAACTTCTTGTGCTAACTCATCTGCTCTTGTATTGGCATTTGTGTTAGGCTTAACTAACATTGTCCAACAGTGGCCAAACACGCTGGCCCATGTTGAAACATCTTTCATGAAGTTGTTAAGACTGCGACCATCATAATCAGCGTCTTGCAGGAATGGGGTTGTATCATCTTCTGCTAAGTTGTTAAATGTTCTTGTTGGTGGTTCTCTGAATAAGAAACTATTGTAGACGGATATAACTGACCGACAATGATTGTCTAAGTTAGTTGCTTTTAACCGGGCGGCATAAGAACCATCTGTTTCTAATTCATATTTCGTTAGGTGGTTGCCGCGTCGATATGTTTCTCCGCCTGAATAACTCTCTAACATATAGCGCCATATACTTTTGTGTTTTGTATATGCCGGATTCTCTGATAATAGTTTCTCTACTAATTCGTTGCTCATATTATGCTCCTATTTTCCATTTTACTAGACCTACATGCCTAGTTATGCTATAATATAAACATGGATATTTTATATAAAGCTAAATGTCGGTACCATTATAAAAGGGCCGACGCAAATAAACGGTGNATACCATTTCTTCTTTCCTTCGATGAATGGTATACTTGGTTCCTGGATCTTGGTATCGACAAGAACGATCCAGCGCAACCTCCCTTTAATAAGGACACAATCTGTATGTGTCGCTTCAATGATACTGGGCCTTATTCTCTAGAGAATATATACCCTGATACCAATTCCAATAATGCTAAACTTGGACATATAACCTCACCTAATAGAAATACCAATATAAGGCGCAAGACTATATGTGTTACTCCAATCGGCAACTTCGATACCAAAGTTGCCGTGTCCAAAGCCTACAATGTAACCATATGGGTCGTTATAGGCTATTTCAGAATGGATCCTGAAAACTTTTATGTAATACCTAACCCGCGATTTGATGACCCCACCTAGGCAAACTATCGTATATATCTTCTTGGCTAGCCCTTCTAATTGGGAACATATAATCGATTGCGTATCGTG